CTTCCATCAGACCCTCGGGATGTAGCGGGTATAGGTGGGCCGTCCGCCCATCGTGCGGGAGGAGCGGTAGGTCATCTGGAGCACGTCGGTCAGGCGCCGAATCTGGGCCTGCCAGAGCTGCTGCTCGTCCGGGGTGGCGCGGGTGTAGCCCACCATTGCCAGCAGGGTCTGGTAGACCAGGATGTCGTCAAACTGGCCCGGCAGGTCTGGGATGTCGTTATCGTTGACCAGCTGGCGCGGCTCCCGGTAGAACCGGTAGAGGACCGTCTGGGCCGTGGTGGGGGTCTCCACCAGCTCAAACATCCGGTATTGCTGGCCGAAGGCCGAGGCCGGGAGCGTCACAATAGTCGTCGCGCCCACCGTAATGGTTAGGGGCCACTGCCAGCCGGTGCCGACCTTCGTGATGTCCGTGATGACCTCGTAGCTGTTTGTGCTGGTCAGCGTAGACCAGTTCGTGCCCGAGCTCAGGGTCTCTTCCACGAACACGCCGTTTGCGACGCCGCTAATGATGACAGACTGGGTGGGCGATGACTGGCCGCCCGTCGAGGTCACAAGCACGGCGCCTGCCGTGGCGGGCTGGGCCTGCACCTTCGAGACGCCGGTCAGCATGAACCGGTCTACTTCGTCGGTCTCCCCATCGTCCCAATCGGCCTGGGATTCCATCAGGCCCTTGGGCGGGATTTCTTCGAGGTAGATGTTCGTGTCGGGATTGTAGAAGTAGAGCGGATGCTGAAACTGCGGGTGCAGGGCATAGACCTTCTGGTTGGCCACCACGCTCAGGGTTTCGTTGCGCGGCCACAGCATGAAGTCGTAGCGGTCGTCGTTCAGCAGATTCTGGTGGGTCCGGTTCAGCCCGTCCTTGACCAGCGTGCGCAGCAGTCCCGTATCGCCCCCATCAGCCATCCACTGCAAGACGGCATCTTGCAGCTGCTTGAAGGTGCGCATGGACTACTCCTTGTAGTAGGTGAGGTTGACGGTGGCGTCGGACCCGCCGCTGCGAATCATCTTCAGGGCCCGGACCTTCTGGTAGCCCGCCAGCGTCAGCTTGGCACTCGTGAGGGTCATCCCGTTGGTCGCGGTCGGCGTGCTGCCGTCCAGCGTGTAGATGATGCCGTTGCTCCCCACTTCGAGGTCGGCGGCGGTGGCCTTGAAGTTGAACAGGGCGCCCGTGTTGTTGACCGTGGCGACCGTGGGGGTCGAGACCGCCGTGCCCACCGTCAGTTGCTCGGTGGCGTAGGGTTTGCGGCGGACAAAGAAATCGGCATCAGCCATGCGGGCCTCCTAGGGCAGGGAGAGGACTTTGCCGGTGTAGCCCACCGAGGGAATTCCGGCAATCCGGTTGAAATCGTCGTTGGCCTTGCTGGTGAGTTGGTCCAGGACGGCCTGCTGCTGCTGTTCCGTGAGCTTGGCGTTGTGGGCCTCGACCTTGGCCCGGAGCGCCTTGGACATGCCCCGCAGGGGGTCGATGCTCTTCAGGTGGTCGATGAGCGTGTCATCGAGCGGGTAATGGGCGGCGGCAATCCGGTATTCCAAGCCGCGCTGCCGACAGGTGTCACAGGTCACGACGGTCGAACTGCGGAGCGGCACCTTAAGGGTGACACCGCAACGGGGGCAGGGCATCCGGTCCCCGCTGCGCACCACCATGATGAGGTGGTAGCCGTCCCGGAGGCGAATGGCCTCATCGTCGGACGTGCCCGCCGGGAAGTTCACGAGCGCCCGGGCGACGCGCTGTTCAATGTGATAGGCGCCCTCGGCGGTTGACCACCGAATGCGCAAGCGGCCATCAAAGGCCGAGTCGAGCCGACTGACAAACTCCTCCGGTGCCTCCATCAATCCTCCAGAACGAAGGGGAGGGCGCTGGGCCCTCCCCCTCGGGTGTTACGCTTCCTGCGACAGGGTACCGTCCAGGGCCACAACGTGCCAGCCATCCACCCCATCGGAGATGAGCCGGAAGCCATTGCCAATCGCGTCCCCCGCCGTGGCGAAGTAGACGTCCTTGTTGTCCGTGGGGGTTGCCCCCGCCACGCCGAACACCTTGTCGTTGCTGTCCGGGGAGACTCCATGCCCCGTGCCACTGGTGGCCGCGGTTTCAATGGAGAAGTCGAAGTAGACGCCTGCGGCGGTCTTCTTGACCGGCGGCAGGGAGAAGTTGAACGCGGTCGCCGAGTTCCACTTAAAGAGGGACCCTGCGTCCGAGTTCTTGACGGTGTAGGCCGCTGTCTTCTTGACGACAGGGGTAAACCCTGCGACGACGGCAGGGCGCTTCAGTGCCTTGGCATTGCCCATCTGGTGTCTCCTTTCAAGATGAAAAGGTGGGGGACGGGACGGGATTGCCCCGTCCCCCAGAGCCTAGTGACCTAGACCCACACCTCGTTCAGGCCCACAATCACGCCGTTCTGGTTCCGAGCCTTGCAGCCCAGCTCCTGGTAGACGAACGCGGTGGCACCGTAGGCGTCCACGTCACCGCCCGAGATGCGGTAGAACATGGAGCCGTCCTTGTCCATGAAGTCCAGCGGCGCCATCTGCATGAGCGACAGGCTGGAGGGCGTGATGGCGAACAGGGCGTTGCGGCGGGCCTGCACGTCGGCCACAATGGGCTTGCCGTTGTAGGTCACCGCTTCCCAGCCGCCGTCGAGCTTCATCACGTTGTAGAAGACGCGCTCGTCCTGGCACAGCTTGACGTAGGTGTCGCGCAGCGCCGGGTGGCAGTAGAACATCTTGATGTCCGACTCGTCCACCGCCGACTCGCTCACGATGCGCGAGAGCAGCTGCTGGATGAGCGGGAACGAGAGGTCCTGCTTCGCCGAATCCGAGCCGAGCACGAACGCGGCCCAGTCGGGGTTTGAGGCCACCGGCAGGCCGTGGAGGCCGCCCGCGCCGAGGATGGCCGGGTCGCTGGCCGAAATGACGGCCTTGATGCCGACCATTTCCTTGCCGATGGTGCCGGGGTAGACCAGGTAGTCGCCCGCCGCCGAGCCCGACACGCTGCCCGTCCAGCTGACCGACGTCGTGGTCGCACCCACGGTGCCACGGGTCACGACGAGGTTCGTGCCAAGGGCCGTGCTGTTGTCGCTGGCGTCAATCAGGTCCAGCGTCGTGGCGCCCGAGGGCAGGTAGGTCGTGCCGTTGCCGAAGCTGTCATCGACGTTCGCGGGCGAGGTGTCGTCCGCACCGGTCCAGTAGGCCAGGGCGCCCGTGCCGTCGCCGTTCAGCTGACGGTTGATCTGGCGCTTGGTGTCCACCATGACATACTTCATTTCCGACTCAAGGGCCTTCAGGAAGGCGCCCTTGTTCGAGCGGGTGGCCGCAATGGCCTTGCCGCTGACGTTGATGCGCGAGTAGAGCTGCTTCACGGGCACGATGGCGCGCTTGTAGCTCTGCTGTCCGGCGGTCGGCAGCGTGCCGCCCTCAGCGCGGGCAATACCCGCCGCCGAGTTGCGGCCCGTGTGCAGGGCAATGACGAAGTTGCCACCCTCGACCGGGGTGACTTCCTTTTCCATCGCCGCCAGCAGCGGGGTGGCGTTGTTCAGCAGTTCCTGGAGGGCCGGAAGGTAGACTTCCTTGAGGATGTTTCCGGCAGCAGTGTAATCAAAAGCCATGGCTGGCTCCTTTCAATGAGGGGGAGGGACTAGCCCATCAGGGCCGCTGCCCTCGCGTTGAGGGCGTCCCAATCCAGCTTCCCGTCCTTCTTGAAGAAGTTCTGACGGGCGCCAAGGGAGGGACTCGGCGGTGACCCTGCGGGCGGTTCAAGTCTGGCACGGGCCTGCGCGACCTGTTGCCGCTTCTGACTGTCGATAACCTCACTGCGCAGCTTGTCGGTCCACTCCTTGGCGACTTGTTCCGTATACGCAATGGCGTCCTGGATGGTCGGGGGGTCCATGGCCGCCACTTGGTAGCGGATGGACTCCTCGGCATACGGGAGCACCTTGGTCAGCACTTCATATTCGGGCCGCTTGAGCACCGACTGAAGGCCGTTGGTATACGACACGCTGTCCCGCTGGAGGGCGGCCTGTTCCTGGACCTGCTGGCTGGCGTGGCTGATGGCGGCAATGAGTTGCTGCTCTCGGCTCTGCTGCTGCTGGGCCAGGTCGGCCAACGCGCGTTGCAATGAGGCTTGCACATCGCCCACGGTGGCGAGTTCCCCAAGGTCTGGAGCTTGTGGCGTGGTGCCGGGATTCGGCGCCTGGGCGGCCTGTTGCTGCTGGAGATAGGCAGCCAGTTGCTGTTGGGCCAGCTGGACGGCTTGCGCCTCCTGCTGGATGTGGGCATACTGGCTGGCCAGCAGGTCTTCCGCTTGGCGCTTCTGCTCGGCCAACTGTTGCATTCGCTGGGTGTAGTGCGCTTCCCGCGAAATGCCCGCCTTAAACTCTTGGACCGGAAGGAGTTGCTCTTTCCCGTCAACTTTGACTTTCACCATCCCATCGTCTGGCAGGTCGAGGACTTTCGCCTCGGCGGGACTCAGACTCGCGCTGGGGGCCGGTGCTTCCGTAGAAGGGGCCGCCAAAGCGGGGGACGTTTCGGCGGAGGGCGTCTCGCCGAAATCCATGGCCATCGCCTTGTCAAACGCCCCCGAGAGGGCACTTTCCACGGTGACGGGCTGGAGGGAGTCAGGTGCGTCGATGATCTGATCGGACATCAGGATGCTCTGGCCGAGTGCCACGAACGGGCGTCCTCGGAACTCCCACTGGATGAGCGGTCCGTGGTGGGAGGTCCTACCGACAGGCGGGCGCCCCCAGGCGGGTAGGACACCTGAGGGCGTGAACCCCATCCAGGGCGGACGGGGGGTAGGAGTGAAGTATACTACACTTCGGACGAATTGTCAACCACCAGCTGCGGCTTCGGTGCCTCAGCCTGGGCCTGGACCGGGGTGGCTGCGAGAGCCTCGTCGTCGAACGTGTAGCGCTGCTTGGGGTCCAGCCCCGCCTCGGCAAACGCCGGGACGAGCCGGTCCTCAAACGCCTTGACGGCCTGGTTGATGTTCTGTTCCAGAATGGCGCGTTCCAGTTCCAGCGCCTTCGCCTTCCAATACTGTTCGGGCTGCATACGAACCTCCAGCTGGCGAGTCTAGCACACCTAGGCCACCAGTTGCAAGAGGAACTGCTCGATGAGGGCGTCTTCCTGCCTGCGCTGGGCGTAGTGAATGTCGGTGGTGCCTCGGCCCTTGAGGGTGGGCGGGTCGGTCAGCAGGTCGCTGTAGCCGTTGACCACGGCGTTGCGGACCAGCCCCCCGAGGTTGCTGCCATCCGAGGTGAAGGTGCCCGTGCCCACGATGGTGGGCTTGACGCGCACCTCGGGCAGGGTCATGGGAGGTAGCGGCGCCACCCGGAGCGGCATGGGCGGCACGTCGGGCTGGACGTCCGGCTCGCGTGTCTCGACCGTCAGGTGCAGGGGTTGCGGGGCGTGCTCGGGGGACTGGAGTTCGTTGGGCGCCAGATGGCCCAAGAGCTCCCCCTTGATGACCTCGCCCATGCGGACGAACTCTTCGTATTCCCGCATCTGCTTGCGGGAATGGCCACCCTTGGGCTTGTTCTGTTTGGCGGTGCCCGCCAAGGTCGCGGGCGCACAGACGAAATTGCCGACGCCAAAGATGGAGGTCAGCCCGGCCCCAGACAGGCTGGCAGGCACCGTGGTGAACTGGCCGTAGCCCGCGTAGGTTTCCTCGCCCACACCGACCAGAATGGCCGGAGGCGTGACGTAGGTGCCCGTGCCAATAAAGGGCACGTCGCCCGTGCCACTTAGGCTGGACGCGGCGGTCGTGAAGGTGCCGACGGCCTCAAAGTTGAGGCTGCCGGTTGCGCTCAGCGACGCCGGGGCCGTGGTGATGGCCCCATCGCCCACGTAGCCCCAGACGCCGGACGCGGCAAAACTGGGCGGCCCGAAGCCGTCCGCGTCGGCTTTTGACTCGTTGGCGACGGCGATGTCGGCGATGGCTCGCCAGACTACGCCAATATCGCCAGTGCCCGTGATGCTCATGGGTTAGGTCGTGGAGTCCGTGGGCCACGGCTGCGCCGGGCCTTCCACGGGCGGCGCCGGGGGGAGCGGCGAGACGGGCGGCATCCCCGGGAGGGTGGGCGTCGGTGCGGACGCTGGCTCCATTTCGACGGGAAACCCTTCCTCCGCCGACAGTTCTGGCAGCAGTGACTCCACAAATTGCCGGACTTGCGCAATCCGCGCCGGGTCTGTGACTTCCTTGCGGCGCTCGCCAATAACCCCAAACTGGTCATCGACAATCCGCATCACCATGGTCAGGGCCGCGCCCCCCACCGGAATCCGGTGGTCAAGTTGCATACTCCCAAACGTGATAATCCCTTTAATTGCCATCGCTTACTCCTGTTGAAGGGCCGCCGCGGGCGGGTCGATGCGCTGCCCGATGGTCGGGTCCGCGTCGTATTCGGAAATGAGACGCCCGTCGGCGTCAGTGCCGGTGGTCGCCTTAATCTCGTCGTCTTGGCGCGCCCCAAGAACGAGCCACCCGACTCTGATGGGTTCCGGGCTGTCCGTGTAGATGTGCAGCGTCGTGCCGTCGAGGCGTCCACGCAGCTGGCAGAATGTCTCAGACAGATTGGTGAGCTGGCACTGGAGGTCCCGCATCAGAGCGGCACTGGTGCCCGGGAGAAGCTGGGCCTCCGCGTCGAGGTCCAGCGCGGCATGGCCGCTGACGGTGGCGACGCCTCGATGCAGGACGTCCGCACGTGGCCCTTCAATGGCAGCGTAGCGGAGGCGCTTCGTGGGCACGACCGGGTGCGTGATGTCAAAGCTCTTGGTGCCCGAGGCCGTGATTGTGCTATCCACATAAACGGCGTTCCTGAACCACGCGGCACCAGAAAACGTGTGCGAGTAGCCGCTGGTGGTGGTGGCTCCCCCATAACCGATGTTGTTGCCTGCGGCATAGTAATACAGCGCCCAGACGCTACTGTTGTTGACCAGCAAACCAAAGTTTCCACTTTCACCCATCAGGTAGTGGCGTCTGCTGATGTTGTCAAGAATTGAGAAACCAGCATAGGAATTTTTCACGCCCTGCACTTCAAGTGACCCGTAGGTCTGTGACGTGCTCGGCCAGAGATGGGGTACACTTGACCATCCAGTGGAGGAGGGCCAATAAACGCCGTAGTTGCCGTTGAACTGTATCCAGGTGTTGGCCTGGTAGTAGGAGGTGCCGTAATTTGACAGGAGCCCCAGCTGGCTAATGACGTGTTGCGGGCTTGACTTGCGAGCGTAGTTGTCAGTGGTGTTTTGTGTCCAGAATTGGCTAATGGTGGGATTTTCGCTGTTTGCACTTGACTGATTGTGGTAATTACCAAAACCGTATTGGTAGTAAATGTGCCCACTGCCGTCGCGTTCTACCAGCCGATTAGCCGTGTTGCCCGTGGTCGCGCCATACGTAATCGTGCCGTTGGCCGCCCCGCTGCCCATCCGCAGGCCGCCCCGTGCTTCGATGGGGCTTTCCACGTAAAGACCTGCGGTCTGCCCTGTCCTAAGCAGATACATGCCATAGGAGGCAAACTGCGCCACGCCATCAGTGCTTTCTGACCGCACTGTGAGCCGACTACTCGACATGTAGAGGGCGCCCACCGGGCCAGCGCCGAAGTTAATTTGCCCAGCTGTGAGGTTCAGATTGCTGGCAAGTGTGACGACGCCGCTGGTCCGACCTGCGACAGGAACGCTCGCTGCGTCCCATTCTCCGCAAAGAAAACGCCGGTTTTGCCAGCGGTGGCCTGATTGAATCGTGCGACAGCGCTCCCGGCACCGCCTGTGATATCAAGTCGATACGTCGGCGTCACGCCGATGCCGACGTTGCCGGTGGCAGTGATACGCATGCGCTCTGCGCCACTGCCACCGTTCCACGTACTGAATGTCAAAGCGCCTGAGTTGTTTGCGCCATCGCGCCTGGCGCTGACTTGCCCCATGTACGCGTTGCTCGCTGCGGCATTGATCCACAAGAGATTGCCGATGGCCGCATCGGTGGTCTGTGAGCCAACAATCTCCAAGCCGGTTTGACTGCTACTTTCAATCGTCAACGCACGGGTAAAGCCAGCCTTATTTGGGCTGGCCGTGCCGATGCCGACGTTGCCATCGTTGAAGATGTAGCCGCTGCTGGCCCCGGCGAACGTCAGCGTGTTCGTGCTGGCGGTGACCGTGACGTCGCCACTGCCGAAGTTCAGGACGCCCGTGGCGGGCAGGTAGAGCGTGCCCGTCATGGTGATGTCAGTGACGCTGGTCAGGGCGCCGGTGACGTTGGCGGAGCCGTTGAAGTTCTGGCCCCAGAGCGTGCGTGTGGTGGTCAGGGTGGCGGCTGACCCGGTGGTGTTCTGGTTCAGGGTGGGGACGTCCCCAGCCTGGATGGCCGCGAGCGTGACGTTGGCGCCGTCGCCCCGCAGATACTGGCCGCTGGTGACCGCGCCAGCAATGGCGTTCAGGGCGCCCTGCTGGGTGGAGGCGCCCGTGCCGCCCCGGGCAAGGGCCAGCTGCCCCGTCCATCCGGCGGTGATGCTGGCGGCGTTCACAAGGGCCGTGGACGCATTGCCCCCGAGCGTCAGGGTGACGTTGGTGTCGTCCGTCTTGGTGAGGGCCGCGGGGGCCGTGTTCACCCACAGCGTATTCCCTGCGTTCCGCTTCAGAATGTCGCCAGCCGCGGCGGCGGTAATAAGGACGTCGTGCAGTTCCTCAAATTCGTAGCCGTTGTTGACTTGGACGAAGAAGACGCCGCTGTTGCCGCTCGGCGAGTTGCTGATCTTGAGGGGGATGCCGAGACGGACGCCGTGCGCGGGCTGGGTCGGACGGGTCTGGGTCCACGCCCCTGCGGTTTCGGACAGGTAGGTCATCACCCCGGCGGTCAGGCCGTAGGTGTTGACGTTGGCGAGAATGCCGCTGATGCAGATTTCGCCTTCGGCGCTGACGGCGATGTCTTCGGCGGCGATGCCAATGGTGTCCGCGCTGGTCGATTCGTCCGTCGCATCGGCCAGTTCAATCGTGGGGCGGTCCCCCTGCGCGCCGGTCAGGTAGACGACTTGGCCCCGGTTGATCTGGCTGGCGGTGACGTTCTTCGCGCGGACAAAGGCATTGCGGCCCACCTGCTGGGTGACCACACCGCCCGCCATGCCAAAGGCCACGGTGCCTTCGGTGGCGTCCCAGAAGATTTTGGCGATGCCGGTGGCCTCCGCAGCCGCCGTGTCGAGCGTGACACTGTCTACCGTCGGCGCGTCAGTCCAGCCCGCGTCGTAGTTCGTGGCGCTATTCTTTTGGAGCAGGTCTCCGGTGGCGCCCCCCGAAGGGAGGCCCTGCCCTGTCAGCGAATCATCAATGTAGGTCTTGATGAGGCCGAACAGGGCATTGCTGAGCCGGGTGACCCCATCCGTAATGGTGGGCCAGGTGGGCATCGATTACCCCTTGTTCTCGTTGTAGGTGAAGCTGGTGACGGAGACGTTCGCCCCTGCCGTAATCGCCGTGGAGTTGAGGATGAGGTCGGCGCTGGCGGTGCCTACGGACCCGTCGAACACGGCGGTCGTGCCATCGGCCTTGAGGGCGCGGAACCAAGTGGCCGTGCCGGTGGCATCCGCGTTCGTGTCGGGGCTGATGGCGTTGGCGACGGCCACCCCTGCCGTGGCGGCTCCAAAGGCGTTGGCGGCGTTCCACCGCAGTTCGGCCAGTTGGACCTGGGTCGTCACGGCGGTGTCGGCATTGGCCGGTTGCGCCCCATCGTAGAGGCGGAGATAGCCGTTGTCGAGGAGGTCGCAGACCGCATCGGCGGCGGCATTGACGGCGGCATTGGAACGCTTCGGATTGACGGCCATGGGTTACTCCTGGGGAAGGGCGCCCGGGGTGGGCGCCAGTTGCGGCACGAGCCCTTCGATGAGGCCCGTCTCTGGATTGCGGTTAATGGTGTAGCCCACCGGCATCTTGATGCCCGCGTTGATGTTGATGGGCTGGGGCGGCGGAGGTGGAGGTGGCGGCGGTTCCGGCGCCGGAGGGGGCGGGGGCGGCTGCTGGAGGTCCAGCAGGGCCTGGAGCTGCTCGCGCAGGCCGAATTCCCCGGCCATCTTGAGGGCATCGTCCGGGTTCATGTAGCTGAGGTGGATGATGGCGTGCCACGCGTAGGCGGTGGTCACGTCCTGGGGCCAGTCCATGGCCTCGGGCGACTTGAAGAGGTCGGTATGGGCTTCCCAGTGGACGCGGTGGTCCTCCCACGGCTGCGGCTTCTGGAGCGGCTGCTGGCGCGTCATCTGGATGTTTTCCAGCTGGGCCTGCTCCTGGTCGCGCTGCTCCCGGTCGATTTCGAAGTCCGGGTAGCCCATGCGAATCATGTCGAGCAGGCGGCGGCGCACGTTCGGGTCGTTGCGGTCCCCGAAGAGGCCATCGGCGGCCATCCCGCGAATCATGTCCACGCGGGCCGAGCGGAGCATGGGCATCATCTGGTCGGGCTCGATCTTGATGTCGGCCTGGTCGTCGATGTTGGACTGGCTGAACTCGTAGACCTCGGGCAGGTTGTTCCGGCCCGCGATGGAGATGAGGCGCGGCACCGTATAGTAGAGCTTCATCAGGTGCCGGATTTTCAGGTAGGCTTCTTCGAGGCCCAGGGCGTTACGCTGGATGGCGGGCCCATGCACCTGGTCGGCGGCCTCCTGGAGGAGGTTGGTCTGGAAGCCGGACGAAGCACCCCCCGCGCCCCCGAGGGAGGAGGGGTAGATCATGGTGATGTCGTCCATTTCCTTGCGGATGGTGTTCAGGACGTTCCAGGCATCGCCGATGACGCTGCTGGGCTGGAGGAACTGGGGCATGGGAATGCCCGGCACGAAGTTGACGTTCAGGCGCTCGCCCGCCTCGGAGGTGTAGGCGTCCTCGGCCAGGTTGAGCTGCTTGGCCACCACCAGCTTGGGGAAGAAGTGCATGGCCAGGTTTTCGCCCATCTTGGAGCGGTATTCGTTGTATTCGGACTGGAGGCCCACCATGCGCTCGATGAAGGCGTCGGGCCAGAACTGGCCGGGGGCCGCATCATCGCAGTATTCGACGCAGGGGTAGGGGTTGCGGTGGACGTGCTGGAAGTTGCCCGGCAGTTCCTCTTCGTGCTTGAGGAGCTTCTGGCCCGCGCAGATGACGTAGCGCCCGTTGGGGTAGGCGGCGCAGGGCTTGGTGAAGCACTCAATCATGAGGGCGTAGCCGCGCCCGTCCTTGATGTCGTCGCCCATGGCCGTGACGGCACGGGAGGCCATGCCCATCTGGCGCGTGCCCAGGTCGGCAATTTGGCGCTGGTAGAAGAAGAGGTCGGCGTCCGAGCTTTCGGGCGCGATGGTGCCCTTCTCCAGGCCGAAACGCTCCTCGATGTCCTGCGTCTGCATCATGCGGACGCGCATGATTTCGGGCTGGTCGGCCAGGAATTCGATGCCCGGGTCGGCGGGCAGAAACTCGAAGGCCGAGCCGTAGTCAATTTCGATGTCGCCCATGATGGGCTCGCGCCGCCCGTCCAGTTCGACGGGGGCATAGCCAATCTTGTCGGCGTCGTAGCGCAGCCACCAGAAGGCCTTCCCGGTGACGGGAATCCACTGCATGACCTGCATCCACTTCTTGCGCAGGTCGCCCCGCCGGGTGACGTATTCGAGGGCCTTCTGGGAGGCCCGGGCGTTGAAGACGTCTTCGCGGTCCGAGGTCGCGGGGACGACGAGGGGGGAGGGCGGCGTCTTGGTGTATTTGGCGACGCGGGCCACATACTTGGGCTTGATGTGGTTGATGCGGAAGCGCTTGCGGTGGGCGGGTTCGCGCTTGATTTCAATGCGGTTGAACTCAGCGTTCCAGCGCACGTCGGGGAAGCCCCGCAGCGCGGAGGCGTTCAGATACCACTGGATTTCGTAGGGCCGCCGCATCTGGCGCCGCACGTCGTATTTGTGGTAGACCTCGGCCACCACGGCGTCGGGGCTGAAGGTGCGCTCGCCCGTGGGCAGGTTGGGCTCGTTGGCCGGGTTGGGCGGGTTGGTCGCGTCGCCGTCAAAGGAGACGGGGGTGCCGGAGTCGATGGCCATTACATCAATCCTTTCAGGACGTCACGGGGGTCCAGATATTGGTCGAGGGGGTCCCACTCCTCCAGCTGCTTCTCGGCGGCCCGCAGCGCCCGCTCGTCGGCGCTCGACGAGGGCAGGGGCTGGGCGCTGGGCGTAAACATCTGCATCCACGTCTTCATGAGGTCGGTGGTCGCCATCTGCGCGGCGGTCATCTGTTCGAGGACCGTGGCCTGCTGCTTGACCATGAGGCGCACCAGCTCCATCAGCTCCGAGGCCTCGGCCACGGTGGGCGTGGTCTGGATAGGGGCGGGCACCGCCGGGACCGGATGCTTGCGGGGGCGGCCCCGCTTCCGGGGCGCCGGGGCGGCTAGACCCAGGCTTCCGTGGCTGCCGCGTTCTTGCGTTTCAGACATGCGAGACCTTCCTCGAAGAGGGTGGGGACTTTCTTGGGCCGCTCCATCGTGGGCATGTGGAGCAGGGCGACGCTGGTGCCCAGGGCGATGACGGAGGCCACGTCGTCGTGGCGCCCGGTGGGGGCAGCGATTTGCACGTTGCCCAGCGCGTTCATCTTTTTCTGGAGCTGGGTCAGCTGCTGGTAGATGACGGGCAGGTCCAGCAGCTTGAGCTTGGCCGTGCGCATCAGGTGCAGCAGGGAGCCATACATCTTGGCTTTGGATTTGCCCGTGAAGTCATTGCCGATGATGGCGAAGTTGTGCTGAAGGGCCAGTTGTTGGAGGGCTTCCAGCTGGTATTGGTCGCTGTAGACGACCGAGATGCCCCACTCCTTGGTGAGGTGGGCGATTTCGTCGATAATGGTGGCCGGGTCCAGTCGCTCGCCCCGCTTGCTGTCGGGCGTCCACGTCTTGAGGATGTCCTGGACGACGGTGCCGTCCGGGTCCATGTGGAAGATGGCGAAGGCGAAGCTGTCGTGCCGGAAGGCCGGGTCCATGGCCGCGACGTAGAGGGGGCGCAGGCCCTGGGCCTCGTTCTGGCTGCGGGTCCGGCCCTTGCCGTGCCCCTTGGTGGCCCGCTCGACCAGCTCGACGGCAAAGAAGCCGCTGATGGCCGAGACGAAGCGGCACAGGGATTCGCGGATAAAGGCGTCCGGGTCCTGGTTCTTGAGCTTCTGGAGTTTCTTCCGGGTGATGACCGGGTTCTCCATGGCGGCGGTGGAGCTCTGGATCACGAGGGCGTCCTCGTATTCGAGGCGGTCCTCGGGGTCAATGTGGCGCCCAGCGGTCCCGGCCTTCCAGTATTCGTACAGGAGGCCCTCTTCGGTGTAGGGCGTGGAGATGATAAACTGCTTGGCCCGGGGGAACTGGGACTGGGCGAACGAGACGGCGCGCTGGACTTCGTAGTCCGGGTTGGCGGCCTCGGCGGTCCGATACCAGAAGCCCACCTCGTCCATGATGACCAGCGGGACGGCGATGCCGCGGCCCGTCTTGATGGCCGGGGGCTCAGGCGTGACGACAATGCCGTTCTTAAAGTCGATGCGGTCCCGGCTGGCGGTCAGGATTTGCTTGCGCAGCAGGGGCGCGTCGTTCGCCATCAGGGCGATGAAGATCATGTTGGCTTTGGCGGTGGCCAGGTCCTGGGCGATATAGGGCACCACGACATCTTGGCCCGGCTTGACATACGCAAGGTGGCCGCCAAAGAGGATTTCGTAGAGGGCCGCGAAGGCGGTGATGGCCGACGACTTGCCCGAGCGCCGCCCCAGGATGCCCACGAGCTGGTCGTATTCGCGGGGCGTGTAGGGCAGCGGCTGGGTGCTGAGGGGGTAGCCCAGCTCGTCGTAGGTCACCTGGTCGTTGAAGATGGCCCAGATGTCCAGTTCGCGCCCCTCCAAGGGCAGGCCGTAGAAGGCTTTCAGGGCCACCTGCTGGGGCAGGGAGAGGTGCTTGGTCCAGAGGCCGCCCATCAACTGGGGGTCGGCGATGACCTCCGCAAAGGGCAGATAGGGCAGGACCTCGCTGGTGGCCTCGACCTTCTCGGCAACCTGGACCTTCTTCGGCGGCATCGGGGGTTAGCGGCCCAGCTGGAGCGTGCCGTCCAGCACCGACTCCCGAATGGCGTCCATGCAGCGGCGGTTGGCCTCGGCGACGTCGTCGGCGGTGGCGCGGATGGTCTGGCCGTCCGGGCGCTCGTAGGTGGCGACGTAGGTGCCGTCGGGCTGCTGGGCGATGTCCAGCGGCAGCTGGAAGTGGCCGTTCATGAAGGCGTCCGTGTAGCGGTCAAACATGGGCGGCCTCAGGCGGGGCGGGCGGCGGAGGGGTTGGCGCATCTGGTGCCGGGTCTGCTGTCGTGAGGGCGGGCGTGACGTCAATGCTGGTCTCCTCCAGAAGGGCTTGGGTCCGTTTGGCGAAAATGTAGGCCGAAAGGTCGTCGGCGTCCTGCTGTTCGGCCTTGGTGGCCACGGGCGCCCGCTTAATCAGGTTGGCGCCCTTGAACAGTTCGAGGGCCACCTTGGCTTTGACGCCCAGATTGTCGTCGATGAGGGCGTCTACGAGGGCCTGGTGGGCCAGGGGCAGCAGCTCGCGGTGCAGCTTGTCCTCAAACCCGATGAGCAGGTCACCCTTGGCGGCCAGTGACATGGCCCGGTTGACAGTATTGGCGCTGACGCCAAATTCTTTGGCAATTTCCCCGTTTGTTTTCCCGTGCATGACCCGCTGTTCGAGCATCGCCAGGGCGCGGACTTGTTGTTGGCGGGGATTTTTCAGGGCCATGGGCTGTCAGGGTGGGGTGGAGGCGCTGCAATACGGGTCGGGCCGGTTGGAGGAGGAGGGAGGAGGCCAACCTCGTCCCGTAGAGTCCTCCACCCCAAGTTCATGCGACGCATTATACCATAATTTTCTGGAAAATGCACCCAAAAATCAAAAAATTCCCCCTCTGTCAGCCCTGTCAAAGAGCTTTGGTGGGGCGTTTGTGGGGCTAAGTGCTGTGTTTTCAACGAGTTAGGGGGATTGGTGGGGGTCTGTCAGGATGGGGCCTGTCAACAGGGGTGATAGACAGGCCCTGTGGCGCTAAGTCCTTGATTTGCAAGGAGTTACGGGTTGTCAGTCAGGGGGGTGTCACTCCTCCCTTATATAGGAGGGGTGACAGGGCCCCTGATTTTGCGTGCTGGGACGGGGTGACAGGGAGGGTATAGGGGCGGCGTTCCTCAGCCGCCCGCCTATGAGCCCGGGGGGAGGGGCGATCGGGGTTCCTGGCGCCTCGGAGGGGCGAAATTTGGGGGTCCGGGAAAATTTTGGGGGGTCATTTCTTTGTCCCGCGCCCACCCTAGGGGGAAGATGTAGGCCCCCCTACCGGTTTCCCTGTATGAGCGGAGCGCGCGCAGGTTCCTTGAGCCTCTGACGCGCAGGTTTTGTGCGTCGTTTGCGCTCACCCCATATGCGACCATTTGCGTCCGAGTTTCCTAGGGTAAATGCCCGAGCGTCTAGGTCGTTTGCCCTGGCTGGCACGGTTCCGTGCCGTGACAATCGGAGACAAACTAAGACATTCTTTTACAGAACCGATGGAACCTTTTCAGGCATGATGCGTCTATACTGTCAGAGCGTCACCGTTTCAGACGCTCCGCTCTTTGACAACTACATACCTGAGCATGACGCCCTACGGGTAGTCGTGACACCTCTACAGCATACCGGGGATCGCACCAGATAAGGGAGGCAAGCGACTAGACGGGGATAGCATCCCGTGACAACCGCGCGACCAGTGAGACAAACGACTACATGAGGGGCGGGCAGGAATCAGGCCCGTGAACATGCTCAGTCCCACCAACAATAGAGAATCGCAGACAGAATCAGACAGTCACGCGGGGACACTTCCCAATTCCGGGACATGTCACCAAATGAGAACGAAAGGAACCGAGACCATGACACAGACTGCTATTGTTCAGGATTCCCCGATGTATCGTTGTGGCGCACGGTGCGCAGAGCGTAGCGCCTCCGCGACTGCGTCTAACGTCCATGACATCATGGAAACGCTCGGGGAATTGTCCAAGGTAGACTACACCGCATACACCCGAGTCTCTCGGGAATGGGTGAAGGGGTATTGCACCATTGACGGAAACCCAGACGGACGTGCCCTGAAGACCGGACAGAATGCGTGGGCGCGCCTTTTCAAACTCGCCTACGGTGTCTCCGCGAGCGCGGCAAAACCCAAGAGCACGTCCGAAGATGCCGTGCGTAAGGCGGAATCCCGTGCCACGACCGACACCGACGAAACCGCAGAACCGAAAACGGTAAGCTTCAAAACGTCAGACATTGGCAAGCTTTCGGAGATTGAAAAGGCTCTGATCCTTGCGCTACGCGCTAAGGGTTATGCCGACAAGGATTACGCGGCCCTACTGGAAACTCTCCGCTAATCACCTTGGGACACTTCCCCGCGTCGGGAAGTGTCCCATCACCTAGGCGTGACTGTCTCATCCTGTCTGCGATTCTCACACTTCAACCAGTAACACCATCCCATGAGAACGAAAGGATTCCCCCATGATCACCCTAAAGAAAATCGACCTTCCGCAGACTCTCGCAGGTTCCGCCGAGCGGTGGCTTGTGCGATTCAAGACTCCCACACGCGCGGAACGTCGTGCCGACGTCGCGCTCCGCAATTGCGCCTATGCGCAGACGCGCGCGCATCTCCACGCCCTGTCGTCCCTCGTGCGTCCAGACGGATCGTGCGCCGCGCAAACCTGTATTCCGACGTGGCGCAACCAGTAGCATTGACCCGGACACATCCCACTAACGGGATGTGTCCACTCCTGAAAGGATAGTCCCATGTCACAGCCACAAACGACCGCACCGAGAACGTTTAGTACTGGTGAGCTTGCCGTAATCGACCGTCTATGCTGGCTCCGTGCAAAACAGATTGCTGCCGAAAAGAGGGCAGAGTATGTCATTGCGTGGAACAATCCAGAAGATGCCGTAGAGTATGAACGCGAACAGTTTGATCGCTACTACGAAGAGCTTCAGATTCTGGCAGGTCTTATCGACCCGACACCCAGATTTCGATAACGAAAGGACGCCGCCCGTGACCGCAACCGTGACGACCCGTCCCGACATCATCTACATCTTCGAATTCCCTGCCGGTGGAGGAAACGTTTTCAGACTCTCCGATGTCGATGCGCAGCGCATCCTCGACGGCTTCCCGGTAGTCTTTGCGAACGAGCACCTCGTGGTGCTGCATGAGGATGGTGAGACCGCCATCCTGCACCCCGAGACTCACGTTCCCGCGTTTACTCTAACCACTGACCCGTCGGACACGTCCCACTAACGGGAACTGTCCCATCCAGAAAGGAACGCACCTATGACACAGCCACGCTCGCTCGCCGCTATCGCCCGTGACATTCGCGCCCACTGGCCCAAGGTCTCGCCCTACGCCGCGCCCTACCTCGACGCCATGAGCACCCTCGACACCATCGACGATGCCTACTACTACGACTCGGCGCGGGGCGTCGTCCTCTACTTCCTCGCCAACGCGCAGACGTGGCGTGGCCCTGACGCCAAACGCCTCAAGGCCGAGCTCAAGGCCCTCTAACCCTGACCCGGACACGTTCCATACGCGCACGGTCTGCGCGTTTGCCGGGGCCTGTGCCGCCACGTGCCTGAGCCACGCCGGGCGCAACGCCATGCCCGACGGCCTCCGCGCCCGACTCTGGCGCACCCGCGCCTTCTACACCGACCGCCCGGCCTTCCTCGCCCTGCTCACGCGCGAGGTGACGGCCTTTGCCCGACGCGCCCGGCGGCACGGCCTGACCCCGGCCTTTCGCCCGAACCTCCTGAGCGACCTGCCGCTCCTCGCCGAGCACCTCGCGGCGACCGTGCCCGACCTCCAGCTCTACGACTACACCAAGGTGCCGCCGGGCGTCTGGGCCGACATCCCCGGCTACCATCGCACCTACAGCTACTCCGAGCGCACCACGCCGCGTGACCTCTGGGCCGCCGCCGACCGGGGCGCGCCCATCGCCGTCATCCTCGACATCCCGGCGCACACGCATGGCCCTTTGCCCGACACCCTGACCCTCCACGGCGTGACCTTGCCCGTCATCGACGGCGACACGCATGACCTGCGCTTCCTCGACCCGGCGGGGCCGCTGTTTGTGGGCCTTCGCTACAAAGCCGCCACCCTGGCCGGTCGCCGCCGTCTCGCCGAGGCCGTCGCCGCTGGCCTCGTCGTCGCCACCCACTAACCCACCCCGGGACAGTTCCCACCCCCGGGAACTGTCCCCCAGCCCTCACCACAGGAGTGTTCCCATGATACTTGATGCCCCCGCGCAGATTGCTGAATACCGTCTCCGTGCCTTGCGACAGGCCCTCAAGCTCGAAATTGCCGGACTCCGCTTCTCGCGTGGCTCG